CGCCTAGACAATCCGAACGTGCCTCGGATAGAAATCCGCAATACTGCAAACTCCAAGAAAAAAGGAATCTATCAAAAACTTTGATTTTTCTGATAAATTCCCATATTTGATAAAAGCATTTCCTCTTTTCAAATCATATTCAATTTCATCTTCTGTTAGATCCTCTATGGATTTCACAAGATTTTGCAATAGAATCGACACTGCAGAACAGACAATATCTAATCCTGTCGGAGCATAACAAGCATGCCCGGTTACAGATATTTCGTTTTCCCGTACTCGAATCTCAATCAATCTATCACTTCCTTTCCTTCCGGTCATTCCCCGCCGGTGGGAGATTATTGGATCACCGCCTTTCTACTGATAACCGCTTACCGTCAAATCATAATGCATTACCGATATATGCTGTTCAACCACCTATCTTCACCCCTTTCATTATTGTATAAGATTGCTTCATAAACAATCCGCTTCTTTAAAGGCTTTGAATATTTTCGGTGACTGTATTGCAAACCAGTCAACCATTTCTTCATGCTTTGCCCAACAACTCACATCACTTGCATTTGCTGATAGGCCACTCTCACTCAAGAATGCATGTGTAATCTCATGCCGTATATTTCTTTTTCTCAATTCTTCCTTTGCTTCTTTGCTATCAGTACAAAGATTAAGATTTGCAATAACTATCTCATGCGAAAATTCATTGCAATACCCTCCGCACATTCCAGATTGACACTGCATCTCTTTGCATACTTCCTCATCATCTTTATACTCAATTGTATATTCCTTACCAAGTATATCTATTTTCAAAATCAATACCTCCGTGTTATAATTTTATTGTGCTACACCTTCAAGGAGTGTGATTTTTATGACACAAAAAGGAAAATGCAGCGAAAAGCCGCCTCGCAAGGGTCCTATGACTGTAAAAGTCAGTGGATATACTCGCAAGAACGGCACAAAAGTTGAATCCCACAAACGACATAAACCTAAATAACTAATTAATTTTTTTCGGTGTAGCACATATTAAAAACTAGCATAAGAAAACCACCGGTCATTACTGACTGGTAGTTAATTACTGGACATCTTTTTTTGAATCGTTATCAAATTCTTTCATCAAGCGCAACAAATCCTTTTCCCCTTGTTTTAATTCTTCCTCTGTCAAATTTGCTTTTCCAATAGTCCTAAATTTAGGAATATCTGCTTTAATCATTTTTTCTTTTTCTTTCTCCGTCAAACCTTTATAAATATCTTCGTATGCCATATTTATTTTTCCTCCAACAAAATGTTCCAAACGCCATCTCGAAAAACTTTACTCACTACAACGAATTGCGATTTTCTTTCATACAGAACTTCTTTTTCGTCCAATCCGATTGAGCTAATATCTCTTCCGTTTTTTGCGCTTTGAATATATATTTTGATATTCGCATTTTTATTATATCCTTCTCCTTTCGAAGTACTCCAATATTGATCTATGGTAATTGTTTTATCAGAATTAAAACCTTTCGCATATTCATCCGATCTTATCTGTGGATTTGGCCAATCTGAAAAATCAACCGTCCTTATAAGAGTTCCTTGATACCTAGGCATTTTCGACAAAGCTGAATCTAATGTCCGTACAAATATTTTCTCTTCTTCAGGAAGATTCTTTATGTCTGAATTTTTTCGTAACAACTCATTTATTTGATACGATTTGAAGCTCTTATATTCCAAAAGCGTCCTTTTTTCATTGTCTGTTAATTGAATGTTATCAAATTTTTCTTCGTCTTTCAAGCGGTTCCACTCTTCTGTGGTACCACCCTTATCCAGGAAATCCAACCATTGATCAAATTCTTGCCGATCCATATAAGCAGAAATAGAGCATCGACAACGTGGATGCATTGGCGGAGCATTTTTAGCAATCACTAGCTTTGTTACCGGAAAATGTTTTCCGTTTAGCTCCTTGCATTGATCGCATGCAGAGCCAAGTGCATGAAACTGAAATTCATCGTAACCATTTGCTTCCACGGATTGTTTTTGTGCTTCTGTCTGCACTCTTGCCAACTCCGTGATCATCAGCCGCTCCGCATTGCTCTGGCTAACCCCAAAGCGTTTCCGCAGGTGTGTGGCAAGTTTTCTAGGGTTTTGCCCTCGGATCAACCCGGTTTGCAAAAGCCCAGATAACTCTGATTTCAGCAAATCCTGATACATCCAGATGCGATCTGAGTATGTAGCATTATGAAAGGATGCGCTTACAATAGCATGTGCCATTTTCTTATTATCTATAACCGTCTCCCCGAGAATCCCTGCCTGACGTTCAAATTCCCTAAGTGTCCTATCTGTAAGGATCTCATCATAATACTTCTGAAGCTCATCAAATCCGGATACCATCTCCAACCCGATATTTGCTTTCAAAAGTTCAAGGCGATTTACTTTCATGGTCATATTGTAAATCCTCATCTCTTCATTCGCCTGATCAGAAAAATTCTTTTCCTTTACATATTTGACCGCTTTACGACTATATGCCTCAATATCCAGTTTCGAAGCCCGTTTCTTAGCTTCCGATATTGTGATTCCTTCTTTTTTGGCATACTTGCCATAAAAGCCATTGATCTCTTTTTCGATCTCGTCGATCATATTCTGATAGATTTCTTGGATGCGCTTTTGGTATTCCTTTTCATTCCGGATATTATGCTTCCTCTGCTCCATCTCCCGTCTCTTCCAGTACTCCTGACTGTTCATTCTCCATACCTCCAAACATCTGCTTCATGACTGCATCATCCTGTTCCTTTTCTTTCTCATTCTGAATACGCTCCAGCTCAACCTGAATATCTTCAATAAATGAGGCGAGTCCCATCAATGTTTCTTGGCTTACTTCCATTCCCGCATCCACAAGAGCTTTTAGTTCCTCTAAGATTGCTTTCGGAAGATTTGGTGTAAATGTAATAGTGAGATTTCCAAGATCTGTATTATCTGCTTCATTGGCAAAATTCTTAATATTCATTAATAATCGGTATCTTCGTATAAGCCCCTTTTTAAATCCACGTTGACCGGTCTTTGCCATTTGCTGAAATCCAAATAGCTTATATTTCATCGCTTCTCCGGATTGGGTTCCGGAAAAGGAATCATCCGTCAGATCCGGCACGAAAGAAATCTTGTGAATATCTTTCTGCAACCGATCCTTATATGCTTCAGCTCCATTCACGTCATACTGTTTATACACGTATTTTGCATCTGTCTGCGATTTACTGCCGTCAGGATTGATTCCATTGGCAAGTAGTAATAAATTTGCTCTTTTCATTTCTGCAAGATCGCTAACAGAATATTTTTGCAAATTCAAATCTCCTGTAATTACTAAAGTCGCTTCATTTAGATCGGACATATAATTTGCAGTATCTGATTGCGCCGCATCATAAAGATCAATCATTGGAATTACATCTTCGTATCCACTCATTCGGTAGCGATCCGGAGAATACTCTGTAATCGGCACTTCTCCCCAATGATGAAACTCCCGTTTTTCTTCCTCTAACTTTAGTGATGTAGTCTGACAGGTTTTATAAGTGATAATTTCACTGTCTGTATAAACCGATACCTTCACTCTCTCCTGTGATCCGATCCGATATATTGGATACCGGACTGCAAAAAGCGGAGTTCGTTCTACGTCAGTTCCATAACACACGAATGTTTCAAATACATTACTAATTACAGATCTATCTTGGTCTTTTTCATTCCGATATTGCAATTCATAAGCCCGTCCATACTTTTTCATGTCTCGCCAAAGTTCTCCGTCCAGGGCTTCTATGTCATTGTCTCGGTCATATTCCGTTATAAATTTATTTATCTGTTCAATGTCGCTGACCTTTTTAATTGGCACCCCTGTGTTATACCCCACGTCAAAAACATTTATGATTTTTGCAAAATTGTGAGCTGCTCTATAATCTGCACGCTCTTTCTCAATTCTCCGACATTCATCATTATAGATTCCATTATTTCTAGCTTTCATGTAATCATCCAAAGCTGCTAACCTAGGGCACTGCACATGACAATGATCATAGATCATCGCAATAAGCTTTCCTGTATCATTCAATATCTCTTCTGCATTATCTGCCCGATAAGAATAATTTGTCTCAGGTCCATAAAGCTGCTGAAAGCTTCTACTTACATCGTATGGACCGTCTGTGCCATGCTCAAATTCATTTACTTTCAACATTTCTCCCATGTTACAACATTCCTTTCAATCTTTTGATCTGTTCCATCTGACTCTGTCCAGGCAGTTCAATCTTGTTCGCTGTCATATCAGAATAAATTCCATACCGGATTGCACACAGAACATCATCGTTCTCCTTTAACGGTTCACCTGTATTCTTTTTCCAGATATATTTATATATTTCTTCCCGGAATCGTGGACATTTTGAATAAACAATGAAAAACTGCTTATTCGTCATCAGCGTTGCCACCGCCTCTATTCCAGACAACACTCTGTTATTCGCCAGATATGCATTTATGCCAGCTTCCTGAAAAGAAGCTACATGCTCCGGTCTGGCAGGATCACAATAAAAAGGGATATTACCATACCGCATGATAATATCCTTTGCCGTCACAATCCAGTTATCTATATGTTTATGCTGTGCTGCATGTTCTTCTATCACATGATAACTTCCACCTTTCACACCAATCAAAACAATCGCTCCCCAGTGCTCCCATCCCCAGTCAACGCCGGCTATCATACGTTCAAATATGATGTGCTTCGCCTGATCAGAGGAAATCACATGGACGTTCTGATCAAAATCCGGATATACAACGCCCTCACCGGATACCCACAGCCCTTTAATACCTCTGTTATAAAACATTCCCTTCGGAGTAGATTCTTTGATATTTTTTATATAGCGTTCATCTAGAAACGTGTTATCTGTGAGTGCAAAATGGAAGTTTAAAATTCCTGCTGCCGCTGATTTAATATAATCTTTCAAAAGCCAGTGTTCCGGATGATCTGGGTTTGTATCAGCGATGATCCTTGCTCCTGGTCCACTGCATCTGGCTTTAATTTCATCGAAAACCTCCTGATTCGCAAGCGAAGCCTCGTTGATATAAGCACCAAAAGCGGTCATACCTCGGATTCTTCCAAGCCCGCTGATATTCCCGTGAGAGGTCTGTACGACTTTAACACCAAATAGCGTAAAATTGTTGAACCTGTCAAACTTAAATTCAAAACCATATTTATTAGACAGCTCCGTCAGTATGTTGTCCTGGATATTTCCCATCGAATAACCGGCAAGAATATACTGTGGTGTATCTATTCCAAGCTTATCAGCCGTCTTCCTGACACGTATCAGCTCCTGGAGAAAGATGTCGTTATCAAGCTGAGTCTTTCCACTCCGCTTTGCTCCGTGGTTGATCAGCATGAACCAGTCTGTATTCCGGCAAGCCGTCAGTATCTCAATCTGCTTTGGTGTGTAGACTTTATTCAGTGCCAGCATCTAACGCACCTCCAATTGCTTCGAAAAGTTTCTGAACTTTATCCTCTATTGGATTCTGATCGGCACCTTTGATCTGCTCCGTCTTAGCCTTGATCTGCTCAATCCGGGCCTTCTGCTCTTCGGTTGCCAGATCCATATGATCAGTCAGCCACTGCATAGCTTTCATCCTATCCAACAGTTTGATCTTGGTTCCATCTTTTCCTTTCGAAACTTCGGATATCAATGTGCCGTCTACTACATCACTATCCTTCAAGTGCACAAAACTGTATTTCAATTCCTTCCCTGTATCAGGGTCTTGATATGTTTCATTTCCAAATTCTGCGTAATCAGTCATATCGGCAAAAGCAATGTCCATATACTTCTGAAAGATATCCTCTTGCTTTAACATATCCCGATTTAACCGGTTCTGTTTAAGCTGCATGATCTCCTCCTTGATTGCCCGATTCTTCATCAGCCTACTTCCTAACACTGCTGCCGAAGCATACGAGCATCCCGGATAGGCTTTCATGTAAGCTTTGGTATAGTTAAACATACGAGATTGATACAAACAAAAAAGCCGCTGCTGATCTGTTAGCCGGTCATTATTTACAACCCGCGCCACATCTTCTGCAACCGCTTCTTTTTTGTGTGCACCCTTTTTATTTTGTGTGCACCCTTTTTTTGTGCATTCTTTCTTATCCCTTGCCCAGGCATATCGTTTCTTCCAGCTCTTCACTGTATTAATCGAAACCCCATACTTTTCGGCAATATCCTTGTACTTCATACCCGCAACATAGTCAGCTTCCGCTAATATGTAATTCTTCTCTTCACTCAAACATCACCACCTCAATCTAATTTGTTTTAGTTTAAATGGACCGCCCCGGAATCGAACCAGGTCCTTACGAACTTGCCGTTACGCTACCAATGCGTCAGCGATCCTTAAATTTATGTACGAAAAAAGCACCCATTTCTGGGTGCCGAAAAAAAATATAAAAAGAGAATCATTATGAAAACCAAAACTAATCTCAAGTTCCAGCCTATATATTAATGCATTTTGAGCGGACATGACCGGACATTTTTCAATTTTCTTCAAAAAATCGTGCATTTCTTTTTCTACAACTATCTTCTGTGTATGCAATTCTGCGTTTTGGAAAGATAGAGTTTAGTCTATGTGCCACCTGAACCCATGTAAGATTATCAATGTAGTAGAGCCGAAACATGATCCGTAGCTCGCTCTTCTCTATGCCATTTATGTATTCTTCCACTTGGTTCGTAAGTTCAAGTAGCTCTGTCTCCTTCTCGATCAGCATAGATTTTCTCGCTTTAAGCAGCATCATCTTCCTGCTGTACTCTGGCACTGGGAATCCTTCCACAACAAAGTGCTGTGTTCCGCCCATACCGCCAGATACCGTATCTTTTACACTCCCTTCCTGCTCAATTCTATGTATCTGTTTCTCTAATTCATTAATTCTCCTTCTTAAATCTCTTATCTCTTCTTTCATATCGCAATACTGGATCAGTACATTCTTGTCCACGTTCTCCCCTCCTGTTACGAT